GCTGTCAAGAAAATCACGGGCAGTGTCCCAAGCCTTGTTTCTATTTTCTCTGAGTTCCTGAATTGTCATAGCCATAATAAATTCCTCCAATCAATATTTCAAAAGTGCCAGCCTTTTTTCAAGCTGATTTATCGGTACACCTGTTGCAGGTGCTGCTGCGGATATTTTCTGCATCAGCGATGCAGTTGTCACGGACGGAGAGTAAAGCATGGAATTCTGTGCTTTTTGGGGGTTCTTTTCTTTCTCCGGTTCTTTTGGTGGATTCTCTTCCTCATCAGGTTCACTCTTAGAAGGTTCATCAGAATCGTCATCTTCTTCAGATTCTTTCTTGGAAAATAGAATCCCGTCCATAAAACCAAGCTGTTTTGCTTTTTTCGCATTCATCCATGTTTCCTCGTCCATCATCTTTGCAATTTTACTTCTGCTGAGATGTGTCTTTTCCTCGTAGGCATTGATAATGCTTTCCTTGACTTCATCCAGCAAAGTAATTGCCTTTTCCATTTCAGCCTTATTTCCCATTGCAATGGTGGCAGGATTATGGATCATCAGCATTCCTGTTGGTGAAATCCATGTTGTATCACCTGCCATTGCAACGACAGATGCTGCCGATGCTGCAAGGCTGTCAATTTTAACGGTAATCCTGCCTTTATGATTTTTCAGCATAGTATAAATCTGACTTGCGGCGAACACATCTCCACCCGGACTTGAGATCCAAACGATAAGATTGCCCGGATGTTTGTTCAGTTCATCCTTAAATAACGCAGGGGTCAGTTCATCACCATACCATGTGCTGCTTGAGATAGGTCCCTCAAAATACAGCTCTGTTTCTGATGTCTCTTCATTTTTGATAAAATTCCAGAACTTATCCATTATCGGTTTCCTCCTTTATTTTTTCTGCAAATTTTCCTGCATCAATTAATTTAGTAAACGAACCATTACACAAATAAAGATTTCCGCCTTCCTCTTCAGAAATCATATTCATATCTTCAAGTTCTCGGATGTCATTTGCTGACATCCAGCCGTTCTGACGTGCTGTAGCATAGCCCTGCATACGGGAAGCATAATCGCCACGCAGAAGTCCATCTACATTGAACTTCACGAAATACTGTCCCTTTTCAGAATCAGAAAGAAGTGCTTTCTGCAAAGACTGCTCCCATCTAACGATCCAAGGGTCAAGACTGTATTTAACAAAGTCTAATGACAGATGTTCTACGTTACTGAATGTAGCATGGTCAAGGTCACCGATCATATGGAGCGGTACACGGTACATTCTTGCAATTTCTTCAATCTGAAACTTTCTGGTTTCCAGAAACTGTGCTTCATTATTTGGAATAGCAATAGGAGTAAACTTCATGCCCTCCTCTAAAACTGCGACCTTGTGAGCATTTCTTCCGCCATAGGCTCTCTGCCACGCATCACGCACACGTTCCGGATTTTTGATCACTCCGGGGTGTTCTAACACGCCACTTGGTGAAGCACCATTTCCGAAAAACGATGCTCCATATTCTTCGCAGGCAATAGAAATGCCGATTGCATTTTTCGCAAGTGCAATCGGCGAATATCCAACCAGCCCATCGAAACCTAAACCCGGAATATGCAGAACTTCATCGGCGTAAAGAACGATTTCGCCCTGTTCTTTCAGATTCGGATTTGCTTCATCGTAACGGCTGTAAATGTATATCAGGCGGTTTTTCTCATCACGGTCAACCTTCATTTTGTCAGGCATCAGAGGATACAATCCCAAAACATCACCTCTGCCGTTTCGGATAATCTGTGCATAGGCATTGCCATAAATCAGCAGATGGGACATTAATGTTTCCCTGAAAACAAAAGATGTCATTTCGGGGTTTGGCTGATCGTGGAGTAAAAAATAGAGCGGATGCTGTGGCACTCGCTCTTTTCCTTTCTCATTGTATTTGTACACATGAAGCGGCAGTTGTGCAATCGCTTCCGACAGTACACGCACACAGGCATAAACTGCAATATGCTGCAAGGCTGTTCTGTCGGTGACTCTCTTTCCTGCATTGCTTCTGCCGAAAAAGTATGTGTATGACGGGCTGTCATAACTGTTTTGAGGCTTATCTCTGGGCTTAAAGAGTCCGCTGAAAATTCCCATGAAATCACGTCCTTTCTTGACTTTTCGTATATGGGTGTGGTATAATATGTGAAACTAAGTGTAGGGCATCTGCCTTACAAATCGGAATTTGAAAAGGAGTGCTTGCAGAATGAAAACAATTAGATTATTATACCCAGATCATGTCAGTGGTGGGTTGGACACTTATTATTTTGGAGCTAATTTGCTCCAGTATATTTTGCCGAAGAACCCCAATCAACCAACTATCAGGGTAGATGTTCTGCCTCCTGATAACAGGGAAAAACCTATAACGAACGGGATTTATGCCGAGAATGAGGTTCTGGCAGGAGTTCAGGATGCACAACAGAAAATCGCAACAGAAGAACCGGACAGAATCATTACCATAGGCGGTAACTGCATGGTATCACTTGCTCCGTTTGATTATCTGCACGGAAAATATGAGAATGTCGGAATTATTTGGATTGATGCACACCCGGATGTATCCACTGTAAATGATGGCTATCCAAATGCTCATGCAATGGTGCTTGGCAGTCTTATGGGACAGGGAGCAAAGCAGCTTACTTCGCAAATGAGAAACCCGGTGTTCAAACCGGAGGAAATTCTGTATATCGGATTGCAGCCACTCCATGATTATCAAGAAGCGTTTTTGAAAAAAGCGGGTGTTGATTACAAAGTGCAGGATCAGGCATTTGTAACGAACGAGGAAATCAAAGCCTTTATGACCCGATTTGACCATATCCTTGTACATTTTGATATTGATGTATTGGACGAACATCTCTTTCATTCAACTTATTTTGCAAACCCGGAGCTTGTCGGTGATGGCGCTGGTGGAGGAAAGATGACTATGGAAAAGCTGTCGAAAGTGCTTCATTTGATTGCAGAAAGCAGCGATGTTGTCGGTTTTACTGTCGCTGAGTATCTGCCGTTCGATGAGCATCGGCTGAATATGATGCTTTCGGGGATAAATATTTTCACAGACTGACAACTTCCAGTTTGCAAAGATAATCAAACCTATAACACCAGCATCTCTCTTGAATCATAAACCGACTCATCAGAAACGCATCCACAGCGAATTGCCCGGTCAAGAGCCATGATCATGGCGACAGCACCGTCGATCTTCTCTGTGGATTTTTCTTTATCCGGCTTGATATTTCCGGCAGGGTCACGCCTGATGAAAATGTTATCCATCATCCACCGAAGAACAGGGTGTCCGTTGTGGGCAAGGGTCTGTTCCAGAGTCAGTTTCATCAGTTCTTTGGTCGGTGGCGACATATCCCTCTATCCGACCATATCCAAAATCAAGCTTGTTCCGCCCTTGCTATTGCTCTATGTTCCTCTTCCCGCGGGCATATTTCGCCGTAGAGGTGCCTAGCGTTCGTTCTAAGGCGTTTTCGAATACTCCCCCTCAAAACTATACCCTAAAATTTAAAACGCCTTAGAATCGATTTTAATGGCATTCTGAGCGATTTGCTCTGTATTGTGAATATTGTACAAATCATAAGATTGTATTTTGTGCATGTATACAAAAGTGTTCCCATTGTCATAAAACGCTTGACAAATGTTCCCGAATGGTGTATAATGATTACAGAAAGCACGAGAGGTGCTAAGAAAAACACAAAATCGGAGGAAACGAAAATGAAAAATTACAATCTGTCAGCAATTATGAGAAGAGCATGGGAAATCTACAGAACATTGACCGGTGATAGAATCGCTAAGCTGTCCTACGCTATGAAATTCGCATGGGCAGAAGCTAAGGCACCGGCAGACGAAATTCTGAACGGCTGGAACATCACCAAGCTGGAAAAGGCTGGTGCAAGCCGCTGGACTAAGTACGGCAAGGATCGCGTATATCTCAGCCGCATTGGTGATGCTCTCATGGGTTTGGAATTGGATTTTTACAAGAGTGGCAACGTCTGCGGTGCATGGCTGAACAACGAAAAGATCAGCAACCGCGAAAGTTTCCGCGTAGGTGAAGCTTACTCCAGAGCCTACATTGACCTTGCAAACGGCAAAGTGTATGAGTGCGTAGGCAGATATGCAGATGATTTCATGGAAAAGCTGAACGCTACTTTTCACGCTTAATCTTGACAAATGTTCCGATTGGGTGTATACTAAACCCATACCAAAAGAAGCAGAAAGGAATTTGCATTATGATCGATTTTAACACATTTCGCACCCTCTACGCCGAAGCGAAAAACTATGATTCTGAGGGAAAATACATCATGGAAAGGGGGTGGCAAGAGTGGATGAACGGGCTTGATGATGCGGACGAAATTGCAAATATGCTCCGGAAAATTTATAGCATGGCGAACGGCGGTTTTTCTGAAATCGTGAGCCAGTACAAAAACATGAAGCAGATGTGCAATTTCTTTCGCATTCCCTATTCCACAGCCCAGAAGTGGAGCATCGAGGAACGGAACCCATCTGACTATGTCTTGTTGTTGTTGGCGTATGCTACGATAAACATTGACAAAATGCACAAATCAGAATGATTTATTTTGTGCAATCATACAAATATACGCACAGAAGGAATTTTTTTATAAAAACCTATTGACAAAAGTTCCTTATGGGTGTATAATAGATACAGAGGTTAGGGAAAAGCCCGAAACCCAAAAATAAAAACATGGAGGAAAAAGAAAATGCGTGAACTGAAAAATCGTGAAGAAGTTGTAAAGGAACTGGCTAAGATGCTGAGGGAGTTCGATGTAGAAATGAACTCTTTCGAAACAGATGTTTATCTGTACTACAACGACGAAGAAAAGACCGCTGAACTTGACACCTTCGTAAACGCCGGCGGAAATTCGTGGTTGAACGACGATCACGAAACGATTTACAGAGATGAGTGCCACTTCGACAACATGTACGAAGTCGGGTTCCAGTCCATTTCCGATCTGGCGGAAGCAGTGGGACTTTCCGAAAAGGATTTGATCGTCAAAACGGCGGAATTCCTCGAATTCGATGAAGATAACGATCTGGACGAAATTGATTACTGGGACGTTGTAAGCTTTATCAAGTCCGACTGCAATCTTGTGGATAAGGTCAAGGCGGCTTTTGCGGAGTGGATTGACGAGCAAGGCGAAGATTACGAAAGCAAGGCTGACGATATTATCCGCGAGTGGGAAGAATACGAGCCGGACGAAGATTAAAAGAGGTACGAAACACAAAAAACAAAAACGGCACCGTGGGGAAGCCCCTGCGGTGCCTTTTGTTTAGTCCACAAAAAAAGTGGCATGGATAGCATAATCAGTCATTGCTTTAAAGAAATTTTCTGTCTTTCCAAGAAATGTTACATATCCATCGACACTAATTTTTGCCGGAAAATAATCATACGGGGAAGAAAATGTTGAACCAATGGTAATTATTTCTGTCGGTGGTCTGCAATCATTAGGAAGTTGGAATATTTTAGCGTCTGTATATGCCTGAGAAAGCTGTATGCATCCGGTTATCGTTACACATTGTCCATACTTCCTGTATTTTATGTACGAAGCCTTATACTTGCATATGGGATCTGGAACGATCCACCCGCTATCTGTCAGCGTTTCGGCTTTGGTAGAGGTTGCACAAATGGAACTGTCACTAGAATCTGTGTACACATCTCCAGATGTTGGTGCTTGTTTTGCATCAGTACTACTCTTAGATGTCAACTCCCAGAAGATGCCATTATTTGCACCACCCAGATTCATTTCATTCAAAATAACGACACGCGTTCCCTCGTATTGACTTGCTACTTTTGCCCACAGCTCAAAAGTTACATTTTTTTCGCCGTTTATCGCTACTGCACGAAAAAATCCAGTTGGCATGCCGCCGGTTCTACAGGATTCAAAAAATGACATGGATTCCACAGCGTTTCCAGCAGATTTCAGACGCACACGAAGCGTGTATAGCGCGTGTTTCCCCCAGCCACAAGCAGCCAAAAACGTGGTTGAAATTGTATTGTAACTACCAGATAATGTCGCTGTACCAATTTTAAACCAAATATATCCATTTGAAAAATTTGCATCAGCATTGTAGCAAAATGCGCTTCGCATTTGACCGCTACTCAGCATTTCAGCTTTTTTCGCCGTTCCGTCTTTTGGCAAGTACGCTGTCAAGTCGGTCTTTTTCGCGGAATTTGATTCAATTTCATTTAAACGTTTTGTAACAATTGCATTTTGCGGGGGACGGGTAGAGGTTTCAGAAAGAACGCTGTCAACGGTTACGTCACTTTCCTGCATGTAGTTCGACCACGGATAAACTTCCCCGTCGCTGTCGATTATACGCATAAAGAGCCGGTTTTCTTCGGCGATAGTGTTTTTCATTAGTAGCTGATACACAACACCGCCGCCATTTGTGACGATGATAGAAAATCCATAGCTACCTACTTTACTCGGAACATTTTTGCAAGTATGATCGAAATCCGCATAGTAAGATCCTGCTTCTGTTACCGTGTTCAGATCGACGTTTTCCAGCTTTTTCGGAGTGATTCCGCCACCAGAGCCACCGCCAGAGCCATTTTCCGCCAGAATTTTTAAATATTTATCAATGTTGGAAATCGGTTCGGGAAGTGTTCCGTCATATTGCTTTGCCATTTTTGCAAGATATTTTTCCGCCCGTTCCGTTGGCATTGTTAAATCAAAATCTTGTGCCATTTTAAGCCCTCCCATTAAGTCACATTTCGGGTGATAGATCCGTATGAAACCACCGTGTCAGGCATGGACACGGCAGCATAAAAACAACCGGAGAAAAATCCGTAGCCGTCCGAAAATTTCATGGATCCGGTTTGTGTATAACCTGTTACCGGAATTTGATTGCAGTTGACCCCAGTTAAGAACAGCGTTTTTTCGCTTCCAGTTTCGCCGGTCACACCGTAAGCGCTGCCGGTCTTGGTGTATCCCCTGCACGTACAGTTTTGAGTTTGCAACACGTTTGAAGCGTTTACAAAAAATCCATAACCGGACTTTTCCGCGATTCCCACAAACTCACAATTGGAGTACGCCCCGCCGCCAGAGCCGCCGCATGCTGTTGCACTGCTGCCCGTGGTCTTTGCTGTAAAATGTGAGCTGTCACAAGTAGATGTTTCGGAAATTTTAACGCCGGTCACGTCGCCCGCCGCTGAAATATCTACGTCACATGTAATCATTCTGCTGTCCGTTGCATGGTATCCCGTAAATGCTCCCGTTCCGGCAAGAGTGCCAGAGATGCTACAATTTTCCAGCGTTGTATTTTTGCATGTGATACCAGTGCAGCTATCCGTCTGTACTACATCATCATACTTTACCGCCAGATTTCGCACTGTGCAACCGGAAAAATAAGCAAAATTTTTGTTTTTCGCGGAAATCGTGTTACACTGGGAAAAGTCGATCACGATATTTTTTCCGCTGGTGTACGCCATGCTGTATGCGGTGCCGCCAACGGTGGTTGTACTGGTATCGACACCGAAGGTTCCGACGACGTTCAGAGTTCTTTTTTGCTGTGCTTCCCATTTTGTCAGATGTTCACGAAGTTTCACATTGTCGTTCACACCGTTGCAATAGTAGTTGTTTTGATCCAGTTTTCCAAATTCCTGTTGCAGCTGGTATACAATATCAACGACACTTCCCGCATCTTCCCCGTCTATTGATTTCAGCACTTCGAATTCAACGGGTGTTCCGATCACGTCCAGCGGTTTCGACAGCGTGACGGAGGTATTTGTTTTGGTATAGTCAACGTTCGGAATTAGTTTCAATCCGTTCACATATATGTTGAGAATATCCAAAGTTTCATTATACTCCGGAATGTTTATCGGAATATTTTCTTCACTTTCTGCGGCGGTCGTGTAGCTGCTTGTGTACTGCCGGAGCAGGGTAGTGTTGGAAACCGCGTCTTTGATCGTTCGGAACCACTCCCAAAAAGCCGCGTCGTACTGTGCAAAAAGGTTCGTTGTGTTGATCTGGTCTATCAATCCCGTAACCCAGCCGCACACCTCAGTGTTTCCGCGTTCGTCCGTGATTTTAGATTGTGTAATTTCTGTTACGCCAGCACCAATATAAACCTGTGCAAGAGAGAGTTCCCAAACGCCGTTTTCAACGCGTGTGAGTGACGGCGGAACGGGAGCACTTGCGGGACTGCCTTTTTTGATCGCAATTTCCATATTTCTGTGTGCTTCGTCCGGATTCAGTCGAATAACGATTCGATCGATCCGGTTTAGTACCACGTCGGACGCGTCCAAAGTTAGCATGTACGCCGCAGAGTTATCGAGCCATTTGCAGTTGATGAAACCCCAGCCGGCTGTTACACTGACGGTCATTCCCTCACGGGCTTGCACTTGCATCGAGTTCGCCGGCGTAGCAAATACGCCGTTTGAAATCAATTTCAAGTAGTAGTTTGAGATGTCGTCTGCATCATACAGCCGATCGTGATTGACAGAATTAAAAAATCCATATCTCAACGCCATTTTTATTCACTCCATTCGCTAAAAGTTGGTGTAATTTTGTAACCGTTTTCGTCCTCAACTTCGGTGATTTCGGTTACTGTCGCGGTTCCGCTGATTCCGTATTCGTTCACAATGCTTACTTTGTCACCAAGCTGGTAGTCTTTCCCATAAACGTATTGGTTTATATCCAGCAGTTCCCCAGAAAATTCTTTCGTTTCTTTCGCGTTCCGCAATTCTTCATTTCCTTGCTGTACCAAAAGTGCAGCATACTGTCTGGGTGTGAGTGTTGATTCGTCCGTGTTGCTGGACGTGCTTCTTGCATCGACCCACATTTCCCGCCGATACATGCCGACAGCAGAAGTAGTAGAAGCGTTTTCTATCACACGATCTTTTCCTTCACCCTCGCCGCCGACGTATGCAGAATTGTAAAAACTTGTAATGTCGTAAGAATATTCTGTGTTTCCAAGGTTTTCGAATTGTGACGAAAAAACAACATGCGTATTTTCTGATTGATGCAAGCTTCTGTCTGTACCCTTGTACAGATCAAAAATAAATTTTCCGTTCACAAATCGAATTTTAAACCCGTATTCGTAAGAAATACAAATTTCTTTGATTGTGTCAAGTAGGTTTTTGCCTGTCGCTTGCTTATCAATCGTTTCTGTGTATCCCCGCACTTCTCCCAGTTCCAGAAGATCGATTTTTCGGTTTCCGTCGGACGGGGAAATTATATTTTCTTCCATAAATTTCCGAATGCAGCTTTCTGCTTTTCCATTAAAATTTGTTTGTTTGGAAATAATCCGTCGTTCGATAATGCTTTCGATTGATCTTCCCGAGATCGTGAGATAGTCGCCGTTTTCATCGTCTGTTGTCAGCTTGATTTTTTCAAAAATCATCACCGTTTCTTCGTCGTCGCGGGTGATGATTGTTTGATCTGTAAAGAGTTCCAAAAGTTCCGTTGATGCTGGCAAATATATTTCAAATTCCCCAGCATCGTTAAATCTTTTAACCCAAATCACCGACGTTGCATAATCAATCACGGAAACCTTGAAATATGAACCTTGCAAGTAATGCCAGACGTACAAAATCATATCACACACCCCCGTACAAGATTGCAGTTGCGAACATGATTTTTACCGCGTCAGAATCTCCAGTCTGTTTGAATGTGAAATCGTTATCACCCAACGCCAGCCGGAACCATGTGGATCCTGCTGTGACATAGTTTAACAAATTTCTGGTCTGCCCGTTTCGGTTCAGCGTCACGCCCATTTTTCCGGAAACGGTGCTTATCGTGATTTCGTCGCCGTCCACAAATTCATACTTGATTCCGAAGTAAGTTTGTGTCGTCACGTTGTAAATTGTCAGATCTTTACAATTTCCAGAAATCGCCACCGTAATTGTGCAACCACATTCCGCATCACCTGTGTTTTTGATAGTACAGAGGGGGTATTGTTGAATTTCTGAAAACGGAATAGGAACAGAAATTGAAAAAGGGAACTCGAACATTGAAACAACTCTTGACAATTCTGTATAAATTGTTTCCATATCTTCAAAGAATGGACGCGGGCAAATGATTGAAATTTGCATTTGTTCCCGCTGTTCAAACAAATTTCCGTCTAAAACTTCGACGTATCCCAGAATTTTCACATGTCGATACTTGTTTTCAAAGTAGATCGTGCAGGGGAGTTTTCGCGGAAAAATTCTGTACAGCCGTTGACGGTTCGCTTCAATGTCGCCGTTTAATATGATATCGATTACAATATTTCTTTGTTCGACACGTGACGAATTATAGAAAGTTCCGTCCAGCCCGCCGCCTGTGCTGGTGTTTACGACAGTTTTCGGTGGTGTCAATCCCTCTATACCGACAATCGCGTAATTTTTAAGATTGTGTGACAGTTCGAAAATTTCGCCGCTTGAATTTTCAATTTTTAACGTAAACATGAACGTCACCCCTTACTTTTTACCGTGTTTAACAAATTCTTCGTATCTCTGTAAATGTCATATCTGGAAACCGGTTTCGGGCTGTAGACGTTTTGTGTGAAGTTGTACACTTTATCACCGCCAGAATTTCCGCCACCGGCTTTTCCGCCGCCCATTTCTTTGGACAGTAGGGAAGCAATTTTCTTCAATCCAGCCTTATTTTTTTCAAGCGGGATCACTGCTTCTGCACCGTTTTCACCGATTTCAGCAAGTGTGGACTTGTCAACAATGCCGCCTTTTGCCAGTCGTGGCAAGCTGACAGTCGGAACACTGGGGATATTTATCCCAGGCAATTTGTTGATTACGTCCAACGCACCATTTAGAGCGTTTGGAATCAAATTGATTGCATTTTCTACAGCGTGCAACGCCCCGTTGATAACGCTTTTAAATGTCCCGCCGATTGCATCACCGACTTTTTCGCCGATACCAGTAAACACACCTTTGATGTTTTCCCAAATTCCGCTAAAAAATTCACCGATTCCATTGAAAACATTTTTGATTGCATTGTACGCACCTGTGAAATGTTCTTTAAAAAATCCGGTGACGTTGGAAAAGATGCCTTTGATTCCGTTCCATACGCCGGAAAAGTATGTCTTGACGTTGTTCCAGATCTTTTTGATTGCGTCCCATGCTCCGGAAAAGTCACCGGACAGCACTTTCTTGACCACGGAAAAAATCAATTTGATGTTGTTCCAGATCATTTTGAAATAACCGGTCACAACGTCCCAAACGATTTTGATGTTGTTCCATGCCATTGAGAAGTATCCGGCTAGTACGTCAATGACTACTGCGAACACGGCTTTGATAGATCCCCAGATAGCTTCGAAATAGGGCTGAACTGTATCCCAAACGCCTTTGATTGTATCCCATGCAGCGGAAAAGAATCCGCTGATAGCTTCCCATGTCACCGACGCAATTTCTTTGACTTTATCCCATAAATTGATCCAGAATTCGCGGAATCCGTCACATTTATTCCATAAAACAACAAATATTGCAATTAGTGCCGCGATTCCCGCAACAATCAGAGCGACGGGGTTCAAACTCATGATTAGGTTCAAGGCAGCCTGTGCCACGCCAACAGATCGAATGACTGTTACCAGTGTGGTAAATGCTGACACAATGCCTTGAATCATGGTTACGATGTTGAACGCGACAAATGCAGCTGCTACACCGGCAACGGCTGCTAGAACTTCGTCTTTATGGTCAATCAGCCAGCCGAAGCCCGCTTGAATTGCGGGGAAAACGGTGTCAATCAGAAATGTAAACGCAGTTTGAACAAGGGAACCAATTGGTTCGAAAAATGCTGTTATGTCGTCCTTATGCGAAACGATGAAATCTATACCGGCCTCAATCTTTGGGATAACCGTGTCAACGAAAAACGAGAATCCCGCATCGAGTGCAGCTTCTACTTTTGAAAAGTCCGCTTTCTTCACGAGTTCTACAACTTTTTCGACGATCCGCCCGAATCCCTCTTTGATTTTGATAGTGATAGGTTCAATTGTTTCACCAAGTTCTGCCGTAGACTGTTCATAGTCTGCTTGTGCATTGTTCGCATCTACTATAGATTGGTTATTTTTCTGCCATGCTTCGCCGGCTTTATCCAGTCCCATTTTCGTAAAGGTTTGTGTGACAAGATCCGCCCGCTGTGTCTGGTCAGTGCATGCTGCCAATGCTGCGGAAAACGCATCTTCCACGTTTTCGCCATTCTCAATTGATTTGTTAAAAGCTGTCAATGCGTCGTCGTTGCTGCTGAGTGCTTCCCGATAATCATCAGTTGACATCTGAGCCCAGTTCAACGCGTCTGCGAATGTGCCGGTAACCTGTCCAACTTTGATTGTTTCATTGGTAGCTTCTGCCAATCCGTCAATCGGGATACTGTCGCCATACTTAGCCCAAGCACCGATTACGGAGTTGGTTAGATCTTCCAGCTTGCCTTGCTCCAGCCCGATCGCTTGCAAGTTTGCTGTTGTTGTGGCTGCACTCTGGGTGTCACCTAAAACGCCGTTCAGCTGCTTGAAAGTTTCCGCCGTTTCTTCGGTGGAGTATCCTGCCCGCTGTGAGGAGTTTTCCAAACTTCCCATGATAGTACGGTATTCGCGGGTTTCGTCTGCCAACCCTGCTACACCGGTGATTGCGTCACCGATAGAGGACGCTAGCTTCGAGAGTGCATTCCCGATGAAATCCGCAATCGCACCTTTCGCTACGGAAAAGCCGTCGCCGACTTTTTCCATGGAGCCGGTAAAATCTTTCGTTGCGTCTGAGGTATCTTCGGTACTTTTTTCAACATTTTTCAGCTGTCCGGATACGTCTTTCAGTTCACCTTTCAGGGCTTTCGCTTCGGTGGAGTTTCTGCCATACTCTTTCGCGGCTTTTTTATACTCAGTCGTAAGCCGTTCCTGTTTAGACCTCAGATAGTCAGCTGTACCCTTGATTTCATCAAGTGCCGTGTTGTACTTTTCGAGTTCTCTTTCCGCTTTTTTTACGGCGGTGTCCTGATTTAGAATTTTTGTGCTCAGATCGTCCGCGGCTTTTGCGTTTCGATTCTGTGCATTTTGAGCGTCAAGAAGCTGCTTTGCATACTTTTTCGCTTCGTCGCTTGATGCACCGTAAGCGTCAATTGCTTGCTGATGCTTGGCGGTCAGATCTGCGATTATCGACTTTCCTTTTTCCTGCGATTGGTTCAGGCGTTCCAACTGCTGTTTTAAAAGATCGAGTTTCTTTTTTTCAGCATCGACAATTTTTTCTTGTGCTTCGATTTTCGCGGTTACGCCGTCGGCACTCTTACCCCAATCGTCCATACCAGCAGCCGCATTTTTGAATTCTGCATTCGCGGTTTTGATCGTCTTGTTTGCGTCACTGATGCCTTTTTTTAGATCGGATATGTCAACCTTAAATTTTGTAGTAAAGTTTTCTTCTGCCAATGGTTTTCACCGCCCTTTTAATACCAATCGTCTTTCGTTGCCCGTCGTCTTATTACGCCGTTTCGCTTCGTTGTGGCTGCCTGTGGTGTTCTCTTTTTGTCTTTCACTTGTTCATTTAATCTACGAAAAATCAAAAGAACATCGTGAAACCGCTGTTCCCGAACTCGAAAAGGATCCAGAGCAGGGAAGCGGTCACACAGATTTGTGTTGAGATCAAAAAGAATCTGGTACATGGTTTCGGGGGTTTGCTCCCCCGAACTCAGTTTTTTTCACCACCCACCGCGGCACCAAGTTCCGTTTCTGCATAGTGGTACAGTCCGCGGAACACTTCAATCAGGTTTTGAACGTGCGTGTGCCTGATTTCCTCATCTGTCACGCCGTCGAAAATATCTTTCAAAAACGGTTTCAGCTGCTTAGATGCCTTTACAACCATGATACCGATTTCAGATTTTGTGGTCATGTGCTCGAAGTCCAGAATGTCGAGAATATCTTCCACGACACCAAAAGAAAAATCAATGGTTTCTGCTGTATATGTCTTGATTATCTTCTTACCTTCATAGATTTTCAGTTTGAGTTCCATTTGCTATACCTCCAAAAATTAAGATTATGTACATGGGGCGGAATGCCGCCCCTTAAAATCAACCCGCCTTTTTCAGCTTTGCGATTGTGTCCGGTGTCTGAACTGTGTCGAAGAATGTCGCAAGATTGCACTTTCCGTCACGTTCATCGATAACGACAGACTTCGAACGCCCGCCGTTTGCGAATTCGTAAATCGTTTTCAATCCGGTGAAAGTCAATTCCTGATTGTTGGTGTCTGTGCCGTCGTTCTCTGTGGAACTGGTTTCGTCCGGAATGCTGAATGTTCCTTTCAGCCGCCATACATAGCGATATGTACCGTCAGTGAGTTTCAGACGATAACCGATCGCGAAATAGCGTTCTTCGGTGTCACCGTCAAGAAATGCTCCGGTGTCCGCATCAACTTTCTTTCCAATCAGTTTCGCCAGCATTGCCAGTGCAAGGGCGGGAACTGTCAGCGTTACTTCGTCGGAACCCTCAGATCGAATGTTGAGCATACCGACGTTATCGTAAAAGTGTGTTTCTGTGGAGTTTTCCACAGTCTTTGAGATTTCTGCAACCGGTGCAAGGATTTCTACATTTCCAGCTGTATACGGATCGTTTTTGCTGTCCGCGGTGACTTCTGCCACAACGAGATTGTCGCAGCCGCGAAATTCAACGGTCTTTCCGCTGATCTGTGTATCTGCCATAGTAAAATCATTCCTTTCCATAATTTTCAAATTTGTACACTGTGAAAAGTGCTCCGGTGTGGGTGGGCTTGTCAACGGAAATGTCTGCCGCTTTTCCTTGTAAGATCCACCCGTTTTCTTTCAAAAGCCGTCGGGCTTTCTCCGGCATTTCTTCCACAAGCTTTGGATCGGTTGAGTAGAAGTAAATCCAAAAGCCCCAGACACATCGGTTTGCGTCGTCGTCATAAAAAGCAGATTCCGGATTGCTGAAATTCCAAAAGGTGAAAAAGCTATCTGGGTACGCTTCATCAGCGTTCAAGCTGCCTTGTAAAAACACCGGAAAATCAAGTGTTTCCAGCAGTTCAACTAACTCAGATTTCATTACTTCATTACCTCCTCAACTGCTTTTTTGAAATTTTGCTCTTGAATTTTTTTGATTTCTTTCTTCACCGCCGCCCCATAAATCGCATCACATAGCTTTTGATCTGGTGCTATGTGAGGTTGTCCGTGTAGGGTAGTACCGTACATCAGATACACCGAGGGCATGCCGCCATTTTCCAAATCAAATCCGACGTTCACCGTCGCTGTTTCTCCCGTCCATTCAACGGGCGGATTTCTGATGATCGATCTTTCTGTATCGTGGGTTCGGTTATGCGGATTCATGGCTTCAATCAAATTTTGCTCCACGATTTTTTCAGATTTTTTCAAGGCTTCCTCTGTGGCTTCTTTGACGTTTCCGCCCAGTTTTTCCAGCTGATTTTTCAGCACGTCGAAGCCTTTAAAATCGATCGTCAGCTTATTTTTTGCCATGCATCATACACCGCCTTTGACACGTTCAACTTTGAATTCGCAGAATTGGTTGTTCATGTCGCAATTTTCCGGTTCTGAAATAATTTCGTACACCGATCCATTTTCCCGTAGCAATCGGCAACTTGCCGCGATATCTGGACGATACCAAGTTGTAACTTCTGCTGTGTCCACGATTGATACAACGCCGTTCACTGCCGTTTCCGTTCCTCCGAATGTTTTCCAGTTGACAAACAAAACAATTTCGCTGTCTTTTGGATAAACCTTTTTTGAAACGCCGTTGTATTTTTCCGTTGTCGGTATCAAAAGCTTAACCGGTGTCCGCAGTTCGTTGATCGCATTCGGTCTGTACATACTTTCACCGCCTTATTTCGAGTAAGCTTCCAACAGGATTTCGCAGCCGGCAAGAGATTCATCGATCATGATCGCGGCGGATTCGCCGCTTTCCACAAACTTCGATTCTTCCACGCTGTAAATTCTTCCCATTGTAACCGTAACGGTTTTTCCGTCAAATGACACTTCCCGCACATCTCCCAGTGCGTTATTTGTATCGGTTTTCACGCTGCCGTCTGGAAATTTCACTGACGCAACAAGCCTGTCATTGTCTTGCATATGAAATTCGTTCAACATCATATTTTTAACAAATTTTCCTGCGGCAGTCGTGAGCCAGCCAAACGCGGACGCATCACTTTTCGGAATGTAAACAGAATACGAACAATTTGCCTTTTTGCTACATAACACCCGCTGTGTAACCGCATCGTAAAAATACGGTGACAGCTTCCCCTGTCCCGCGGAATTGTTCCACAAGTCCGCTACGCCGCGTGTGACCAGTCCGGCAGATGCGGAAATCATTGCATCAGTCATACCAGCATTTTCCATGTAAAAAACAACTTCGTCAATGTAAATTGAGATCGTTTCGTCCATGTATGTACTTGTAATTCCCAGTGCATTTTTAACTTTTGTCAAAATTGCTGCATCTGCCATTCTGGATCACCCTTTCATTACTTATACTTCTTTACCAGCTTTACAAGGCTGTTTCTGTCAATGACAGCACCGTCAACACTCATGACAGCCTTGGTTCTATGATCTTCGTTGTCCCAATCAATCTTAGACTGGATACCCAGATCATAGCTTGTGTTCAGGACGTAGTCAGACGGATCGAATAGGAACGCAACGACCTTGTCCTTTGTCGCGGTGCCTTCGTCGTAGCTGTCCATGTAGTCGCCGCACAGGATAACGTCACGCCCCATAAGGGTGCGTTCTGCCTTGCCATTGATGCCGTAGTTGATACGTGCAATCGGCTGACCTACGCTGTCAACCATAGCGACAAACGCCATAAAGGTCTTTTTGGTCATGAACCACTTCGAGCCGGTTTCATACTGCTGCGGAATCATAGCTTCCATGTCGCACAGTGTCTTGTATGTGAGGTGCTCTGTGGTACCAGCAGCAATCTCAACCTTTGCGTCAGGTGTAGTTGCTTCGTTCGCATTGTACAAAATGCCCTTCGGGTTGCCGGTGCTGCCGTCGTCGGCAGAAACAACCTTGCTTTCGATTGCCTTTACCATAGCTTCGGACACCTGCTTCACAAACAGCTTTTCGAAAGCGGCGATTGTCTGTACTGTGACTTCCTGTGTCATGCCGATTTCACAACGCAGCTTGAAAGCACCGAAGACGATTGCACCCAGAGTACCCTTTGTCTGTACAGTGGATCCCTGTCCTTCACCGACCCAAGAAGCGGACGGCTTCACACTGTCAACGGGGATCTTCTGACCAACCGGAAAACTGGTCTTTGTCAGCAGCGGGAGAATCATACCTACAGCATCGATCTTTTCCAGAATTTCCTCGATCAGATTTTCCGGAATCGCGTTCGCGGTGTTGGTGGTTGTGGTTGCTGCCCGCATTTCCGCCGGAATTTCCCTGCCGAGAGTGACATAGTTTGCAAATGCGACACGCTTTTCCAGATCAGCCTTTGTGCTGCCGGATACAACTGCGGAACGTGTGCCGTAAGATGCCAGCGGTTTCATGCGTTCTGCGTCGTCCTTGTCAGCGTCGTCGCTCTTTGTGTCGTCCTTTGTGTCGTCGGTGTTCTCGTCCTCCAGATTTGCCAGCTGTTCCTTTGCGTCGTTCAGTTCCTGCAAAACCTTTTCCAGAGTTTCGCCCAGTGCCCGAACCTCGTTCACATCTTCGGACTTCTTCACCTTGTCCCGAATTTCCTGTGCCTGCTGTTCCTTTGCACGGATCAGCTTTTCAAAATACTTCTTCATGTTTACATACCTCCAAACAAAATTTTGATTTTTTCTTTTTCCAGTGTAATTTGATCGGTATCCACCGATTTTCCACGCTTCTGTCTTACGCTGTCCAGCGTTTGGCGGGCATTCTCCAATGCCTGTTTATTGCGTGCTTGTATCTCAGTTTCTTCGTATGCTGGAAAAGTCACCGCAGAAACTTCAACAACTGTATCAATTGCCCGAATGTGTCGGGTGGGCTTGTCTGTGTCCAGATCCTCCCAAGAATCCTCACGAATCGCAAACATGAATGACATGCCGGTAATATCGCCCCGCTGCACGGCAGAATACAATGCCTTTGCTTCGGCATTGTTTTCAACGTCCAGATCGACACGAATTTTCATGCCGTCTTTGTCAACACTGAGTTGCATTGTGGAATTCTCGTTATTTCGCCGGCTACGTGCCAGCGGAATTTTGCTTGTGTCGTGATTGACCAAAAAGCGAACGTCTGTAAGATCCGCTTTGTCCAGTGCACCCCGATCAATGATTTCAAAAAAATCAAAGAGATCTGTTTTGGATTCATACACGATCGGGGTTCCCGTGATGATTGCCCCGTGTTTGTCGTCCTGTTCTGCACGAACTTCAAATGCGTAATTTCTTCGGAGCATTTCTTTAGCTTTCTCCATTGTCAACACCTCCTGAATCATTCCCAAGCTGGTAGTCATTTGCAATTTCCACATCAACATAGTTCAGTGATTGCTTTCGCTTTCCGTTCAGTTCCGGTAGCGGCTGCAATCCAAACATGACGCGGATTTCATTTTCGTAAATTGCTCCACGATCGCCTAAAATTCGAGCCAATTCAAGCTTCTGCGTCATGGTCATAAAGACCAGTTCTTTTTCGTAAAATACGATCTTGTTTCCATAGCCCAAATTTGCACGTGTGGAAAAAATGCCTTTTGTGAAGCACTGTCCAAGCTTGATTATGATAGGTTCAAGCGTTTTCTGGTAAAATGCTTCATATTGTTCTTTTGTATAGTCGCCGGTGAGAATGCACAGCGGAACGCCGAATTGACGAAGAATTTTTTCGTCGATGAATTTTAAAGTGTCCGCGTCCACCATTTCGATCTGCTTTTGAAACGGGATAAACTCCGTTTTCAGATCCAGCGGGAGAAAACCATTTTCGGAATTCTTCAATTTCGCTTCGAGTGTTCGCAGTGCCGCTTCTGTTTCACCGTCGTCAACAAGGGTGTTATACTTGACGATACCGTTCACCGCAAAACTGCTTTTTAGTGCTTTGCCAACACCCTGTAGTAAAATGTCATTGAGTTCTAGCGTTTTCAAAAGTGCTCCGTTATCCGGCTGCCCTTGTGAATTGCCGCCCATGTAGTCATTGACGGAAAAATTTTTGCGAATATGAATCACGTCAGAATATTTGATCATACCCGAATCATAACCATTGTTGAAATGAAATTTCACAAGTAGCTTTCCGGAAGGATCTTCGAAGAAATCCACGTTCGCCGGCTGCAAAGGGTACAATCCGGTTAAGCGTCCGCCGTTCCACGTCGGCAAAATGAAACTGTTATAGTTCAAGAACAAGTTCCACGTGATTTTCTCCAGCATGTCCGAAGTCGACATAATTTCATTCGGAGCGTCCAGAACGTTTTGAATGTCGCTGTCCTGTGGAATGCTGTCCACGCCGTCAATCAGTTTTACATGCGTTGGATTCAGCTTTGAAATTTCCTGAACGATACATGAAACCGCCTGCTGAACCACGTCCGAAGCATAGATATTGTTTCCGAACTGAGAAAAGATCGGTGTTTGCCCGTTCATCATTCGAGCAAACTGCACTTTTTGTTTCTTTTCTTCAATTCGCTGCCGTAAATAATCAAATAAGCCCATTGTTACCACCTCATTTCAACGCTTTTGTAAATTCGCTTCGGTATCGTCTATACATCTCGTAAGCGATAATCAGAGTTACAGCACCGTCAATTCGTTTCGACGGCTGACCGGCAATTTTCACCGCCTGTACATTTCCCAGATTATCCATTTCCATTGCAGCATTTCCCAAACACCACGCGTCAATTTCATTTTCGTTATAGTTCACCAGCCGTGCTATTAAATCCGCTTCACACAGTTTCATAGCATTGGACAGTGTCGCCTTGTTCTGGATCACTATTTCGGTATCAAACCCGTATTCGTCCATACGCTTTAGAAATTCTTTGGAAAATTTTACGTCGTAACCGCATTTATAGAGCCGCAGCCCATAGTCTTTATACAAGGTAAAAAACCAGTCTGCGACTTGTGTTAAATCGATGTCGTTTCCGTCGCAAATGGTCAAAAGCCCCTGTTTCGCCCATTCTTTATATTTTGCTCCAGCTTCTTTATCATCTGAGTTTTCCAGTTTACTTTCTGGAATCCAATAATGGCTGTATATGTATTTCGTTTTATCGTCTTTCCGCATCAGCAGAACCTTTGCACTGGTCATGTCTGTAGTTTCAGAGAGATCGACAGCACCCAAGCACAGAGATTTTCGGAAATCTTCCAGATCATAAACGGCGGAATACTTGTAGTCCTCGACGTTGAGCCATGCACGAGCATTGTTTTGTTTGAAATTGAAATCTTTCGAAAGAACGAACATTCGATCGCTTTTATTTTTCCGTCCAAGGTCAATCTGGGTTCGTAGATAATCCCATTTCTTGATAATTCCAAGTGACGGATTGCTTTTCTGCCATGTTTTTTCGTCCGACCAGATTTCCTGTTCACTGTCTTGTGTGTATAACCAAGGCAATGTTTTTTCTGCCGCTACTCCATCATCTTCACCGTTGATAATTCGCCGGCAGTCCCGCAGAATTTCGTCAAGTGCTCCGTCGTTTACAAATCCCTCCGTGGTAATGATAATCAATTTCGGATTATCTTTTAGACTTTGGGACTGTTCAATTGATTTCAAAATGACGTTGTCTTTCATTTCGTGCACTTCGTCAATTACAGCAAAATCAATGTTCCGACCCTCCTTGTTTCGGGTGCGGTCAGACAACTTGAAAATCTTTGAGTTCGTCGCCAGAATTTTGATGAACCGTTGATTTTTTCGCGTGTCCTCTTGCTGTGGATCGATCATCAAACGCATTGTGTCGATTGCATCGTACAAAATTGACGCTTGCACATCATCGTTACTGGAACATACCAGATCTGCACCTTCATTTCCGACAATGCTTTCAGTCAATTCCAGACCGGAGCACGTTTCGCTTTTCGCATTCTTTCTGCCGATCAGAAGCACGATTTTTTGGAATCGGTCAACGTGTTTTTCTTGACCGTAAGCGTTTATGTATGTTCTATCGGCAAGTTTGAAACTATAGACAACTTCAATAAATGCTTTTTGCCACAACATCAGCTTCATTGGTTTCCCGTAAAACGGGGACTTCGTGAGCCTAATGCAATGCTCCATGAAGTCAATTCGAAGTTCTGCGTCGCTGGTGTCGTAAATGTACCGTGGATCGTCCATGTCAGCAATCAGATTGTCCAGTTCCGTGATTAACTCAATGCCAGCGATAATTTCACCGCTGCGAATCGCTTCACGGTATTGCAATAACCATGTACTCATGATTCTGCATTTCCCCTTAGCTGGTTCAAGTACTGTCGGAGAGGGGAAACTTCTGCGGTTTCAATCTTTCCCAAAACTCCCAGCATGATCTTGATACAGTTGTTGTATTGCTGCAATAGTTCCTTGTACTGTTTTGCCGCGTAAGTTGTTCGCTGTTGTACTGGATTCTTTGGATTCACTGCGATAAACGGGTACTTCTTCAATTCCGTCAATCTGGATTCCAGAAATACAATTTCGTCGACCAGTTGTGATGTTGCTGTTTTGGCTCCGTCGTCTAGTTCGTCGCAGAGTTTCTCCAATTTTTCTTTTCTGTCCATTTGCAACACCTCACAACTTTTCAAAATCTAAAAGACCTTTGAGAAATCACGAGAAAACTTTTCGGAAAATCTCAAAAATTCGCAGTCTGTGAAAATTAGGTACCCCTCCCCAATCCCCAGCCAGAAATATTTTCGTCATGAGTGGGGGGTATATCGGGCAAACCATTCTTCGATAAACGGCGAATAGTCTACATCACGCAGTTTTGCACGTTTCAAGCAAACGTCTTTCGGGGTATCGATGAAAATAATTTTGTTCGCGTTCATCGTGTCCGCCAGTCGTTCGCGTTCGCCTTGCAATGGATACCCGCCTATAATATAAGCGTTCTTCCACTTGCCACGCCGCACACGGATCATGTCTAGCAGCGTATCCCGTAGCCCGAACACGTTGCTTTTGATCTCTGCCGGTTTATCGTAGTTTCCACACCTACCAGCACGAACGGCATTCCACAGCCGATCTACATCAAGCACTATGTCACTACGCTCTGCCACACTGTCCACCCATGTGGTCTTACCGGCACACGGCGAACCATACACAATATACACGCTCTGCATCAAACGCCGCTGATAGCCGAACCGCAGGTGTATCTCATTGTGGCATTTGAAATGTACAAGAACCACATTGTCAGGGTTTAGACTTATCTGCACATCGTCCACGTTTTCCGGTGTCAACTCCTGCACATGGTGTGCGATACAGTCATAGGCTTTAAATATCGGCTTTCCGCAGTGTTCGCATAAAAGCAAACCGTCCGCCGTGCTACGCTCCAGCCGTAAACGCTTTACAAATTCTTCCCACCGTCTGGACTTGTAAAACGCCTGCAATTTCGTTATCATATAGCAACCGTGCCGTCTGTGCAGACAACGTGGTTTCCGTCGAAATACGTTCCAGCCGCCCAGCTCTCAGTTAGTGTGATTTTCGCCCACTCTGCTTTTGTACCGGCGTAGTACAGAGTTGGTGCATTTTGTGTGATGCCAGCATGATATTTTGAACCCGTGCCATAAAAAGCATTTTCTCCAATCATGGTTACATTCTTACCGATCTGAATCGACGTTGCATAGTCGCCCTTGAATGCTTCACCGGCAATCGTCTTGCAATCCACATCGAGTGTTATCGGCTCCGAGTTTGCAAAAGCTACAGCCCCAGAATTCACAAGGATAACGCCAGATGCAACACTGACATCGTTCACATTTTTCAGATTGTACAGCGGGGAAAAGTTGGTCTTGTTGTCATATGGCTTTGTGCTTCCTGTTCCGGTGATTTCCAGATTGCCGCTTTTGTAAAGCTTCCATGCAACTGTTCCATCATCGTTGAGATAGCCGCTTTCAATCGGAATCGTGTTTTCCAGCTTCGAAACACGCTCCGACAGATCTGTGACCTGTTTTTTCAAATCGTTAAGATCAGAAATATTCTCAAAACACTTGTTTTCCCTTACTCCAAATAACGACATTTTTTTCACACCTCTTTACCAGTTATCTTTTTCGGCAATTTCTCGCCGCAGTGCTAGTTCTTTTTCTTTAATCCTCAGCATCTGCGGATCGTTCGCCCAGTTTTCAGAATCGTAGTTTTTCAAGCAGAGATTCAACGCGGCTACATCTGGAACAGATTGCTTTGTAGCTTCTTCTGTGTACTCGCAGACTTTGCCGTTTTCATCTACTTTCCGATAATGCTTTTTTTCTACGTACTCGAATCCCAGTGCCTTTTTCACAAGTGCACCGCGTAGCTGCAAAACCAGCGTTTCTCGACCATTTTTTAAAAACTCCGCGAATTCCTTTTTTTCCGCTTTATACTTGTTAAAAGTAGAGTATGAAACGCCCAAATTATGAGCAATTTGCTTTTCTGTCGCTCCACTCTTTAACCAGTCGGAAATGTCGGAAAATCGTGGTTTTATCGTAGTTTCATAGGCACTTTTCCGCCCACGTTTTCCCATGTCCTCACGCCCTCAAAAAATTTACGGAATTAACTGGTTTACACGCTTCTGAACCGCTGCAAAATCATAGCCCGCAGTAGCCAACTTCTTTTTCCGTTCGTTACCATTGCCCCACTTGCCCGCAATCACTTCACGGGCGATTGTATCAATGGATTTTTTCGCAGTTCCTGTCTTATACCCATTCAGTCCCTTTTTCTTGATGATTGAGGGATAATCGATATAGCTATAATCGTGATCGACGTTTCCGGAAATGCCCTGAACCCGCCACGTGGAACTGTTTTGCCAGATGCCGTAATTGCCGCTATAGTTGCACTTGCCGTTGTACTCTGCAACCCAAACCGCATAGCGTTTTGCAACGTCGTTTGAAATCACGGTTTGCAGATAGTATCTTGACATGTACAGCCCTGCAAAATATCCTGCCTTTTCGAGTTCACCACAGAACGCCTTGACCAGTGCAGAGCAAAACGCAGAGCCGCGTGACAGCTGAGTATTTTCTTCCAGATCAAAATAAATAGGGTATTCGAATTTCTTTCCCTTGATTGCCTGTAAGCAAACCTTTGCTTCAATCTTTGCTTCTTCCACGCTCTGTGCGTAGCTGTACCAGTATGCACCGACGTTCAGACCAGCGGCTTTCGCATTTTTATAGTTGGTTTCGAACTGTGGATCTTTCTGGGAAATTTCCCGACCATAGCCAGCACGAATGATCACAAAATCAATTCCCGATGCCTTGACCTTTCGAAAGTCTGTGATCGTGTTATGTCTTGACACATCGATCCCTTGTACACTCATTTCGTTTCACTCCTGTTCTTTTCGGTTTGCGTTCCAAAGTAGAACGCAATGACGGTTGTAAAAATCGTCAAAAATTTGTCACCTTCAATGCTGCCAAACCACGACAATGCACAAAATACAATTGTCAGCAAAATTGTAACGATGCTTTTTACTGTAAGCAGCCCCAGCAATTTATTTTTCATGTCTGATCTCTTCCTCGATGTCGGATAGTCTGTGTTCACAAACTTTCAGTCTATTTTCGTCTACTTCCTGTTTCTTCTCAGCTTCGTACATTCGCAGTTTCGTGTTGTTGTATTCATTGACACGTTTTTCCAACTGCTCTATTCTGTACGCTGTCAACTTGCTACCACTCCACACCGTGAGTATAGTCCCCAGTAGTGTGGCAGCGGATACAATGATAGATGTTACTATTTCCGCATTCATTCGTTCATCACCTGTCAACCATTATACGACAATCTGTACAAACAAAACAGAAATTAAATTGTGCCGCATTTGTGCCTTAGCTATGCACAAATTGTGAAATAAACACAAAAACGCCGTAGACGGCATTTCGCACATCTACTGCGTTCGTTTCTTTTTATAGTCCGAACAACTCTTTTATGAAGTCCTCTGAAAAGATAATTGGGCGTAATCTGTCAATCAGCTTTGTTCGGCGTTTGCTGATAACAGATACATCTACATCAAAATATTCTGCAATCCTTTCGTGTGTCCAGCGTTCGAAATACTTTAACTCAATCAGTTCGTAATATGGATCATGTTCCACTTCTTTTAGTGCCCGTTCGATCAGTTCACAAAATTTCCGCGTTTCGTCGCTGTCGCTTTTCTTCCATGCTGGATATTCGTACAAGACTTTTTCGGTCTTTTTGAAACTGTTCAACGCGTTGCTTTTCACCATGTCTTTTCGCTTCATTTCTGACACGACACTTCGGGCAGTCTTTCGTGCTGTGCTTTCGATCACATCGTTGATAGTCATGCATCTTTCCTTTCTACAAATACTCGGTACTTTTTCCCGCCAATCTTTTTATCTACAATTTCAAGGGAAAACTGCTGTTTGATCCTTTTCGAAAACTCGATGTTTGACATCGGATTGAAATTGTTTTCCGCACAAAACAGTCCATAGCGGGAGTAAATATCGCGGGTTGATCTATGTACAACATCGTCGCGTTCCAACTCTTTGAAAAAGAGTAAGATCGGGTTGTTATCTTCTTCATATTCCGTAAGTGCCTTCTGAACGCTGGCGGATTCCGTAAAGCTGTAATTTTTTAGAACACGCTTTAACCCTTGTATTCCCAGTTGCACCAAGTATTCCATTGCGGATTCTGTACGAAGCTTGTACTTGATATATGGATCATAATCGGGATCGTTTTTTGTGAAACGGGCGTTAAAAGGGATAATCACAAGACGGGAGATAACTGCACCGGACTTGTCTTTAATGCGGGGAATGTTGTTCGCAGAGAAAAGAAACTTCGAGTAGTTTTTCAGATCGAACGGGTTTTCACCTTTTCTTTCCACGTTGACAGGATCGCCGGAAACGACCTTTTTGAAAATAGCTGGATTTGAAATGAAATCGTCGCCTATATCATCACCAATGTTCGCAAGCTTTCCGAAAAGTTCCGCGGCTTTGAACCGCTGCCCCAACTCTCCCAAATCCAAATTTGTGACGTTATGACTTCCCAACAGATCACTAATCAAGGAAAGATATGTGCTTTTGCCATTTTGTTTTTCGCCCGTCAAGATAAAAGCTTTTCGCAACTCATTTCGGCGATAAAAGCAGTATCCAACAGCTTCACACAAAAGCTGGCGAATTTGTGAATCATGACACGCCAACCGATCAAGCATTTTGTCAACGTCGGAATTATATGCTACTGGGTTGAAATTCCAGTCGATTTTATTTAAGATGATCAAGCTGGGATCAAAGGGCTGTAGCTTTCCCGTGTTGATATTGTACACACCGTTTCGAAATGCAATGTATTCAGCATCACACATTTCTTCCTCTTTGTCGCAGAGTAGTTCCAGATATGCCAGCACTTCGGAGCGTTTCGACTTATTCAATGCCGGAATGTGCTTGATCATTTTCGCTTCAATCGTCGAGTACCCGCCCCGATATACACCATCATCGTACATGTGTAACTGGTTGTCAATGCGAATGATACGGTATTCCGATTTCATAAATTTGGCAAACTTTTCGAAAAGAAACTTGTTCCCGTTGTAGAACGTTTCTTTCAGAAAAGCTTCGTCGCGTGATAGTGTCATGAGTTCATATTCACTTAACGGCTCTTTCAAAATGTAGTTGTTTATGATATGGAGCGTTTCGCGTACTTCTTCTTTCGAAAATCCGGCAGATTGTAGCGTTAAGATGTAGTTGAATAGCGATTGATTCCGCCCATCACCCTGCACCATATCTTCAAACTTGATTTTGGATTTCACGGGAAACAGCCACGCGGGAATTTCTTGATACTGTTCATCTTCCAGAATATCATAAATTATTTCGCGTTCGTGACCGTCCTTTTTTAAAATGGCGTAGCTGTTAGCCTTGCCAGTTTTCACATCAGCAGTTAAACCACACGCTAAATGTGCACCCGTCGCACACTTTTGAATTTTCGAGTTTTTGAAAAAGAAGTGCTTGCCGCGTTCCGTTTTGCAAACACGGCAGAGGATTTCTTCCTTTTCAACGATGTTCATCAAGATTTCCGATTGCTCGAAATTGTCCACGTCAATCATGATCGCATCATCACTCAGAACACCGCCGTAGCTGTCACTTTCCTGCACTTCGTCCAGAGTACGCAGCGGAACATTTTTAAATTTTTCCGTTGCAGATTTTCCATTTGTTTTTACATACCCACGAAAAAACATATCTTAATCACTCCAAACCGATTGCAATTTTTAGGCAGCTGTCAATGTGTCGCATGATCTCCGGCGGGAAGTGTTCCGCTGCTTCCCAATCCGGTTTCACTTCCACACACGTGATTTCTTCACACTGCACCGCAGACGGGTAAATTTTACCGTAGCACACAACGCAGTGCGTTGGCAACTGCTTATTAATTTTAGATGTTAGCGGTACTACAATAGTCCGCCCTGAGTAGTAGTTGCCAGTGTCATTTTGTACTACCAAGTACGGTCTGCATTTATTTCCCATATCTGCAAAAAATACGTCACCACGCTTCAATTGTGACATTTTCACACCTCCGTTATTAACTCCGAATAGGGGAGAGTTTCCACCCATTCGCAGAACGCCTGCCATTCATCAAGCTTGTGATTTTTGCGGGCATGATACATGTTCCGCAGCACCTCATAATTCAACATGAGCGTTCGCCGCTGATTATATGACGAGGGCAACAACTGAATCATCTGCCACCAATATTTCTTGTCTTTAGTTTGCAAGTACATGCTACGATTAGAATTGAGCACACAAACGATCAGCCGAAGCAGCGGTTCCGGATACATGTCCATTGACCATTCGCCGACAGATTCTAATTTTGTGGGTGCTCCACCCTCACGGTTAGTCGATAAATGTTCATGGGAAAAATCATCAAGCGTAAATTCTTTTTTTGGAAGCGTGTGCATCGTAGAACAGCTATTCGAAACCGTTCCAACCTTGTAAGTGTCCGCCTCTTTCCACCAGTAAAGCGGGGCGGTGATGTCACAAGTAACCGTGATAAACCGCATAAATTTTCGGTGATCCGTTCCGGCTTTCACAAGCGTTTTCATCAATGCAAGATCGCTTTCACCAACAATGACGTGTTTCGTAACTTCATCACAAGTGTGATTGTAAGCACAATCTTTGGAACATTCTTCATCATACCAACTGGAACAAAAATAACTGTCTGACTTATCCCAGCTGTTCAGCGGATTCCGCATTCCACGAATGGAGGATTCCAAATTATTGACAGCTACGTTTTCGATTTTTATCACAGAATCACACCTCCCAGCAGAAAACCAGCGACGAAACACCAGAAACCAACAAACATATAAGCGATAACTTTCATCTTACTTCACCTCACGTTTCACAATCGGCATGATTATAGCACACAGCTTTCCGCCCTCAGTAACAACAACTGCCGCATTTTCATACGGTTGATAAAATTTAACATCTGTATTCATATCTAAATACTTCAAAAATTTTTCGTCGATCAGTGTTTTCCAACCTCCCGAAACAGATTCCAGTACATGATATAATTTTTTCCCCCCATACTTGTAAATATTCGTATACCGCTCTTCACAAGTATCTGTGTACCGCATTTCGTGAGATTCCCAGCCACGCGGGAGCATGCCTGTAAATGCTCCTTTCGGTTCAGCAGTGAAAATGAACTTTTCGCGGGGAACAAACATAGCAAAATAGCCGTCGTTGGAAACCACGATCGAATCTTCATATTCACAGATCATGACATTCTTTTCTTTCAGTATGGCTTTTGCCGTTTCAACAATATACTTTTCAATCTTCATCTTTCGTTTCCTCCAATTCGATAAATTTATTCAGATACCAAGTGGCTTTTTTCACGTCCTCAACACCGTTCTTTTTCCCGTGCCGCCACAGATATTTAAACGCATTACAGATGCAGAAATTTTTTACAGCTTCAACACCCTGTGTTTCTGCCATTGCGTCAATACATTCGATTGATCCACCTGTATAGTGTGCGGGGTGCCGCACGTTGTCCTCAGTCGTACACTCGTTCCTAACAGTTTCATAAAGTTCTACCGAATCCGCATCATTTGGTCTAAAAATCATTTTATTCACCTCCCCATTGTTCCGCCATTGCTTTTGCAATCCCAGAAAAAGTCTTACTTCTGTTTTTGGCTCTGTCTTTTGTAAAAATCCCTTTATGCTTGGTATCGTGCTTATGGCTGTAGCTACCAGACGGACACCATGTCCCCACAGGCTCCACGATGTCCGTCGGCTGTAACGGCGGCAGATTTTTAAGCCACAGGCACGTCCGCTTGCTGTATGGGTGTCCATACTCATACGGCTGTATTGTCTGCGTGTACTTAGGCAACTCATACACGCGGCTTGGGACTGGGTTTTCAACGCAAATTTTGGGGCAGTCGGCATTCAAAAATTTCAGAAAAAAATTTTTTGCATCAAGTCCCTTTGCGTATCGCTCTTGGTTAAGCACGTGACCTTTCCAAAGGTGACGTGCTCCGGCGTTGCTGAGATATGTGCAGGGCGGGTGTGCAATCAACAAATCCCATTTGTCTATAAAATGTACTTTGCCGTCCATCGTCATGATGTTTATATTATGCTCCAGCATTCGCCGTGCGTCCTCTACCAAATGCCACTCCGGGTGTCCCCCCGAGCATTCTTGTATGTCACAGCTGTATGCTTCGTGTCCAAGCCGCCGAAATTCGGTACAGACGCGTTGTGATTCCTCACACGCAACCAACACTTTCATTTTCATTCACAACCTTTCAATTTGTTCAATTTTTTCTGTGCGTATTCCAAAGTATCACACAGCATTCCCAGCTGTTCGCTTAAATTGTCAAGCTGTTCCTGTGCTTCATTCAGATTTGATTCAATATCATAACCAAGCAAGCGGTTCGGTGTAGCATTCAATTCTGCACACATCTTCAATATCGTTGTCAACCTCGGTAAACAATGCTCCGATTCATACAGATAGAGCATATTTTTTGTGATTCCGATCCGTTCCGCAAGTACTTCTGCGGACAGTCCGCTTGCATATCGCAGTAGTCGCAGATTCTTTCCAAATTCCATTTACTTCACCTCCACCCCATAATCTTCCAGACGCTTTTTTGCAAGGTTTATGTACCATTGACGATCCAGCTTGTCCGGCACACTCACACCCAAGACGGATTCATTGAAAATGAAACAATAATCTGGGGTATTTGCAAATTTTTCAATTGTAGCTCCCTCACGTTTTTGTTTCCCAATGAACCCATCACGCTTTGATTTTGACGCAAAAATTCTAAACGTCTTATCTTGTAGCCGGATATTTTCCCCGCGTTCCCCGCAGTTTGCAGCATAAAACTTGCAGCCGGAGCATTCGCAGCGGTTGACTTCGATTTCGCCGAATTTATCCGGATTACGCACGTTCGCATTTTTGCAGCTATACAAATGAAATCGACTGTCACCGAGATCAACCATATATTTGCAAGTTGAATCATTATAATTGCTGGGGAATTTTGATCGTGCATGCCACGCACACAAGTACTTACTGCTGACTTTTACGACCTTTTGGAAAAGGTTCAGATCATCGCAACTGTTAATGGTTTGCTCTACGGGAACACCGTTCATCATATATTCAACAAGTGCGGTATTGACAATTGTTAAATCATTTTTTAACGGACTGTATTCTTGCACATAAGAGCCTTTTCTTTCGATTTTGCCATTATCGAACCGGAAAACATAATTGTTAACATCTTTCTGAAAAATTTCTGTAATAACGTCGAAACCAAGCCCCATTCCGGTACGCTGTTCCCACTCGTAACAAATATCGTCAGTCTGATAAAATGCTTCGTCAGTGTCTGGAATTTTAATAATCAAACCGTCCGTGTTGGACTGTATCAATTCAAATCCTTTTACCGCTTCCAGCTTTTCGATCAGATCGACCAGAAGCAGCTGTCCGTTGATGCAAATATTATTTGCCTGCTTCGGATCGTAAGCGGGGGAATTCCGGTCTTTACTAATGCCATATGTACCGTTCAGAACGATTTTATAGGGTGCCTGTTCTTCTTTTTTACCGGCTTTTTTTAATGCTACTCGCGTATCATAAATTTCTTTGAATTTTTCCGGCGTTTGGCTGTTACGTGTCAAAAATCCGTACTTTATCATAAGTGACGGATAATAGCTTGTAACGTCCACATGTAAGTATAAACCTTTACCGTGATACTTCGGGCGGGCACCATGTGCCCCACCCCATGCAAAAACATGAGGTACACCAGCAATTTCGATTTCCAAACGGGAGCCATATTCCTTCCGTTTCAGCTGTTCTTCGAACCACGTTTTCACATAGGCATATTTTTCAAGTCGCAGCGTCGGAACAAAATCAATTTCAAATTCGTCGTGGTGTTCAATTCTTCGGCAGTTCAAAATTTTGGCAGAGAGTTGTACTTGTGTTTTGTTGATATATGACAGCGGCAATCCGAACGTTGTTATCAACGCCATGTGTGCATCGAAATCACTTTTGCGATGCATAAAAACTTCGATCAGCTGTTCAACATCATGAGTACAATACTTCACCGTTTCGGCAATTTCCGCATCTGTCAATTTTCGATCAATATCGAATGGAACAGACGTTTCCCGAATGTCGTTTCCCATATATGATTCCAGAGTTTTCAAGCCGCCGTCATTGATTTTTGCCACGTCATAATTATACAATGGAATTTTCTGGAACACGTCTGAAAACGTCCAGCCCGCACACTTATCAACAATAATATAGTCATTGATAGTTTTCGGATCAAATCCACACAGCAAACCTTTAAGAATGTACTGGTCATAATGGCGTGAGTTATATCCGGAAAAGATTTCTTCCTTGTGAGCACTGTAAAACGCTTCGAGTTCCATTTCGTCATTGATAATGACCGTTTTTTCTCCACTATACGGATTGATGAAAACAACCAACCAGTCATACTTAAAAACTTCAAAGTCAAAAAAGTTTATCATACGATTTACCCATTATATATAACGACCATTGACGGAAACGGAGCCGGATCGAAACTGTTTCCAGCTTCATCAGTAAATTTCAGCCGACCGCGAATAAAACGAATTTCCGCATATTTCCATATGTACTCGTGAAAATACACTGTGTCGGTTCTGGACGGAATTAAAAGCACAATCGTTGTACTATGCTTTCGACTTTCTTCAAACGCTTTCTTCACCCACTTTCCGATCTCCCGTCCATACGGGGGATTACAGAAAACAGCACCGTCAGTGCGTTCCCAGCTTTGCAGCAGTCCGTCTTGCTCCGGTGTAAAAAAATCTTTACATTTTGCAGATTTTTCATTTCCCGCAGCATCTAAGACAAAATGAAATTCTGAATCTAATTCGTCAAAAAATTTCCGTGGTGTGCACCAATTGTTATTTTTTGACGAAAGCAGCGCTTGATTCATTTTCACACTTCCTTTCCGAAAAGGGAAACCACGCCCGTTTTCTTTACCGCACCCGTTTCTCGCATATCTCTTGCAGTGTTCCCATTTACATTTAGTCCAAAATATCAGCAATATCCAAATTCTGATACTTTCCATCTGTATCCAACACAATCACGTACCGCAGCTTATCTTCCTGTACAGCTTCGGCGATGTCAAGGATCAAGTCGTTGTACTGCTCCCAGTCCTCAAAAACAACCGGAATTCCGCTGTCAAGGCTTTCCAAAAATTCATTTGCCTTTACCAACATTAAGCCGTCATTCTTTGTTCCGGTCAACACCTGATTCTTGAAAATGCACTGCTTCTTGTGCTCTCCCTCTGTGATCCGGAACTGTGCTTTAAGCATCAGAGCACCCTTGCTAGATTCTCCCAGTTCCATTTTCTCCAGCCGTGCGGTATACTCACCATCGGGCAGCTGGTTGTTCTGGTTTTCCTTAGCTTCTGCCATTGCAGACTTCATCTTGTCCGCCGGAAACTGTTCGTTAAACTTCTTGAAATCGATAGCCATTACGCATTCTCCTTTTCATTCATCTTTCTGAAATAGTTCTCACTGAAAACAATCCCCGCAATTTCCGCATCATCTCCAAAACCGTAGCAAATCGCCAACGCAGCAGCACTCTTGCTGTCGTCGCAGGTATCCGGACAAATGAAAACCTTGTCCGACTTCTCGATAATCGCAAATGTCTTGTTATCAATTGCAACTTGACCACCGCAGGAATCCGTGAAAATCCGCAAGATCTGTGCGGGGCTTGCGTCGGGTGCAGGCAGTTCTGCACCGGTCAACTCTGCCTTGTATGTGCAATCGTCCTCCACGTCGTTCAGAATTTCTTCATACCATTCCGGCATTTTGCGGGCAAATGATGCAACAACGTTTGCACCCTCCGGAATTCTCACCATGACCATTCCACACTGCAAAAACTTTCCGAACTTCTCAGATGTGAGAACAGTCCCGCGGATTCCCGCCAGCTTCACAAACTTTTCAAACTTCATCTTCTGTTCCTCCTGTCATTCCCGTGTCCGTCTGCGTCGGGGTTTCGGTTCTTCCGCTGTAGCGGCTTCTGTAGCCCGTCTACGGCGACGCTCTCGCGTGGGTGCAGTTTCCTCTGCTTCTTCGTTCTCGCTCTCTGTGGGGTTGCTGGGTGCTTCTGCGGGCGGTTCTTCGGTTCTTCTCCGACGTGTACGCTTTTCCGGCTTCGGAGCGTCTGTAGACACACCGCCGCTTTCAACTTCTGCATCATGTTCCGCCATGATTTCGGCAGAATCTTCAATAGGCGTTCCGAGTTCCCAGTATTTCCGGATCGTGGTGTCAACCGCTTTCAGATCGTTGTCAATCTCATATGTGGAAAACATTCCCAGCGGGCTTTTCACAGTATCGTGACCGTTGTTTTGTGTCGTAAATGTGTACACGCCGTCTTTTACTGCCGTTTTGAGCACAATACTTGTCATACCTTCCAGAGTGATCTTTTCGTCCAGCAGTTTCCCGATTGTTTTTGCTTTCTCGTTTCCGTTGTCGTCGATGTCTGTGTGCATCAAAAAGTATACGATCGTGTCAAACGGCAGATCCATAGATGCACCATTTATAAGCGTCCAGAAATTATAACCAATTTCTGTAAACTTATCATATCCCTTTTCGAAAGAACGCCGCATGAACTCATTCGCCATAAGATACTGTGCATCATCAATGACGATCGTTTTCTTTTTACTGGCGTTAATCGCTTTCGCGATTCCGGCGTAGTCGTCGCCTTCGTAGGTTTCCGCGAACCGTCCCTTAAAAGGGAGGGGCTTTCGCATAACATTGATATGCAAAATCTCATCGCTTTTGAAATTTCGCAGACTTGTGCTTTTTCCGGTGCCACTATGCCCCAGAATAAATACAGGAATTCCCATTATTTTTACCTCGCTTTCACTTAATTCTTAAACTTTCGCCACGTTCGCCATAATGGGCGAATCTGGTATCCCCAGCGTCCAGAAGTTCGCGGATTGCTTCCAGATCTGCGGTTTCCGTGATTTTCACAAGATCGTCGGGAAGTTCCGACGTGTCTTTCACATCAAGGACGACCGGCAACTTGCCGCCGTTCTTTTGAATGGAAAATGAAAACAAATTGGTTTTAAATTTAACTTTTCCCGTTGTTTTCATCATATCGAACAGGCGTTCCTTGATTTTCTGAACGTTGGTTTCCAGCTGTTTCCGGCGTTCCGCCAGTCGCTTTTCCTCTGCCTTTGATGCAGTGACACTCGCTTCCAACTCTTTCAAGATTTTCGCTGTGTTTTCTGCCTTGACTTCGATTTCCCCACCGATGCCCTCCAGAGTATCGGCGACAACCTCCGGCGGAATGTCCGGATCGTTTGCCAGATCCAGAACTTCCAGATAATCAGCAGTTAACTCATACATCGTTGACATTCTCTTTTACCTCCAAATTTCCGGAATTTCATCACGGTTGTATGAATCAATTCGCAATCCGTCAACAAAAGACTTGAATTCTTCGAATTTTGACGGGTAGAGCACGAAAGCAAACCCACCAGCCGCCTTGATTTTCCGAATGTTGTAAAGTTGTATTTCAGACGGTTTCCCGTTCTGAGCCTTAACCTCGATCCCGACAAAATAGCCGTTGACACATGCTAAAATGTCAGGTACGCCGCTTTTCGTGTACTGGGCACCCGCCCAGTACTTCACAAACCACGCCCCACGGCTTAGCAGAAAAGTTTTGACTTTGTTTTCAAAAAGTTTTTCTACTGCCATGTCAGCACCCCAGCCGCCGAAGAATGGTGTCTAGCTTTTCTTCCATGCGTTTCAGCCACGCTTCATCAAGAGAAAGTTCAGACGACTTCTTCTTGATGAATTCCGTTTCCGAAACGTTCAGACAGTGGCACATGGAAGTGTATGCCATTTGCGACATTACATTTCCACCACTGAGAATCCTACTTATGTAGGAGGGACTTGCCCCCATATTGACGGACAGCACAGAGGGCTGTATATCATGCTCCCGCAGATAATCCCCCAGCTTGTCCACATCAAGACCGCTGACTTTTTTTGCACTTCCCACTACTTTTCACCCTTTCAAAAATAGTTTTTCTGTGAAGTCATGCCGCGTTTCGAGAACGGCATAAATTTTCTTTTCCACACTGCCTTTGCAGATCAGCCGATAATAAAAACACGGTCTTTCTTGCCCTATGCGGTGCGTTCGCTTCTTGCTCTGTTCGTACAGTTCAGAGGACAGCGGGGGAGTAAAATATACAATTTTGTTACTTTTTTGTAAATTCAACCCCATTGCCCCAGCTTGATACTGTATCAAAGTAACGCTGTTCGCCTTGTTTTCGTAGGCTGTCAGGTCTTTTTTCTGTCCGTTTACCTCTGAAACAGGGCGGTTCCACTCTTTACAAGCGTATTTTAGCATGTCCAGTTCGTCGTTGAAATTGTAAAAAACAATCAGACGATCTTCGGTACTGCTTAGCAAATCCGTGAACGCCGCAATTTTTTCCGCAGAATACGCACCGCACAGCTGCCGTTGGTATAGCATTTGTGTCAAGGTGGTATCCCCGACCAATTCCTTTCCGTCAATTTCCACAATTTTATTTTTCACAAACTGTTTATATTTCGACGAAACCGGAATCGAAATGTCTTGAAATGTCTGCTTAGGCAGATCAAAAACGTCCTCAGTTTTCAGAAAATGACAGCCAAATTGACGCATGCGACGCTTTAAACGCCCGATATTTTTGTACCCAACCACAACGGGGATCTTGAAACCACCCACATCAATATTTTTCGTCAAGATGAATTCGGTATAATATTGCCTTTTTGTGATATTCCACCCTAACAATCTTAACTGTGAGTACAAATTTTCGTACTTACCGCCGGTAGGTGTACCGGATAACAAAATCACATTGTCAGTTTTCATCTTCAAAATTGCTTTCGTTCGCTTTGCTCTGTCGTTCTGAATCATGGAACTTTCATCTAACATAATGGTATCAAATTCCAGTTTCAGCAATTCCGGACGACGAAAAACAAGATCGTAGTTGACGACACCAACAACGAAATCATTTGACGCTTCCCGAAGAAAATCCGCAAATCCGCTTTTGGTGGTCAAGTCAAACGTGCTTTCAGCAACATCACGCTCTTTGCAAAAGTGCTCCACCCAGTCAGACACTTTGGATTTCTGACAGATCACAAGATTCACACGCCCACCGAGCCGCAGCATCTTTTCCGAACCTGTAAAAGTCTTACCTAATCCCATGCCTAATCGTGATAAAACGCAACATGTGTGAAATAAGCGGTATCCTGTAAAGCTACTTCCTGATGTTTATACAATTTTACCACAAGACCACCCCCTTTGTAGTCACCTGATCGGTTATTACCACTCGTAAACCTCAACGTCGTCGGGCTTTTCGTCAATGTCCATTGCAAGCTTACCCTCGTGCATGCGGATCCAGATGCTATCTTTCGGCACCATTTTCAGGATCTCAAAGACAACCACGCCGACGGGAGAAAGCCCGTCATAATCGCGGAACGGGTTTCGTTCCGTTGCCTTGTCACCACACTGCCATGTGTACCCGCGTTCTTCACATTCTTTCAAGAAATTATCAATGTTTTCGCGGTTCACCTGAACTGCCATTTTCCCAAGTTCAAACATTGTCCACACTGACAGTGCAACAACTCTTTTCGAATTGTCAGCGGAAGACAAAATTTTTTTAGTTTCGTTATAAATCTCCTCACGGCTCATAGAGGGATTCCTGATCATAAGACGATCAATGGCAATCCGTGCACCTGTCAAAAAGTCAAAAATATCCTCCGGAGAGCATTTCGCAACACCGGCAGCGACTTTCTTTCCGCCCTCGTACAGTGATGCAATAACGCGGTTTCCGTCCCGACACACCACGATCTTCTGTTCTTTCGGCAGAATCTCCGGATTCTTGTACTGTACCACCGGAACAAGACTTTTTGCAAAAATTGATGCATCGTTAAAAAAACTAAGCCAAATAGGGGGGTGATTTCCGGAAACGGTCTCATACCCGTACTGAGTTGTTCCCAGCGTCTTCCTAGCGGATTCAATTTTAATTATATTACCGGCTTCAAAAGTAGTACCACCGACGCTGTACATTTTTCCAATCTCGAATTTCATCGTTTCTTTCGCTCCTTTCATTTTTCATTCACAATCTGGAAAAGAAATCCAAACGGAATGCTGCAATCAAATTCCGTGTCCCCGTTCTCGTTCTTGTGGACGTTCTCCAGCTTTGCCAACGGCATAAACACAGTCACATCAAGGACTGTGTCCCCGTTCTCGTTCACATGCTTCTGCTTCAATATCATGTTTTTTCTCCTGTTCTCGTTCGAGCAATTCCGGATATTTTGCGTAAAATTCTTTAATAAGTTCTATCAATTTCTTTGCACACAAATCCTCTGGAACTGCTTTTTTGATCATTCAGCTTCCTTTTCGTCTGTGCGTTCCGCTTCTCGCTCTACTTCTCGCCGTGTGTCCTGAATGCCCTCCACATAACCGAGCGTTTTCGCAACAATCAGTTCGGAAGCCCCATTCAGTTCCAGAGCAATTCCCAGTAGATCACGGAGATTCTGTTCACTCACGGTTGCCATTTATTCCCACCTCTTTTCTTTCAATGTGTCCACCAGTCGCGGACATGTGGAAGCGGTCAGTTTAGAGCCGTACCGCCGGACGGCTGCGTATTTTAGTTAAGCACCCACCATTCGAAAAATTTTCTCGCTTCATTTTTACTATCACAAGAGATCGTGTGCAAGTCATGTGTCTGTGCAATGTGAAATGTATCATAGTTTCCAGTGTTGATCTGGTATCCGTTAGCTACCGACAGGAATTCCTGCGGATAGTAGGTCACCCGCAAATTTTTATACAGACACTCGAAACATTCTGCCATTACACTATAATAGGCAACCATTTCAACGTGTCCGCAGTTTTTAGAAAAACGAATCATTTCTTTCACTTTTGATCTTATTTCTCGAATTGTCATTTTCTTTATTCCTCCGTGACATTTCTTGTTTAGTGTACGCGTTTTGCGTTTGATGTAATTATATTATACTCGCATTTCGCGTTAATGTCAATAGGAAAATACAAAAAAATAGACGCGAAACGCGTTTTCTACGTTTTGCACAAAAAGCGTACATTCGAATTAGTGAATGTACCCAATTTGCGAAAATTCAATCTTACATATTGACAAATAGACGCATTTTGTGTATAATAGTATTGTAGTTAGGAGGTGATAAAATGCTAAAAGACATGTTAAAACTACTACGGGAAAAACGTGGTTTTACAAAAAAGCAACTTGCTGATGCAATCGGAATTAAAGAACGTGCTTATCTTACTTATGAATACGGGCAACGCGACGTGAGCACGGAACTCCTACAAAAATTCGCAGACTTTTACGGAGTAACAACCGATTGTTTACTAGGGCGTGAGCCTGCTCCAGAACGTGAAGATCTGAGTACAGTAGTAAAAAATTCCAATGTCGAAGAACTAGAAGACATACTGATCAGACGGTATCTGGAGTTACCGAACACACAGCGTCAGGCAGTGCTTGACTTCTTACGTCGGGCAATTCAAGAAGAAGCAGACCGTCAGGGAATCACGTTGACCAAGTGGGAAACCGTCAAGGAATCCGCGAAAAACGGCAGCGGAACCCAAGTAAAAAGCTACCCAGTAGCAGAGGGCGAAAAGGCAGATAACGCACAGCTTGTAGACGACAATCTATAATAAAGGACTCACCTCTATGGTATAATAACCATAGAGGTGAGTTATATGCATTGTGAGATTTACAAGCTAGCCCGCAACGCCAGCTGGCAATGTTTACTTGATTGTAAGGTTGTACAGCTGCCCGTGAAGCCCGTCCGGATAGCGTCTAAATACGACATAGAGTGCCGCTTGACAGACGCATTTCTGACGGGTGGAGAAGCCGGAAAATTGATTCGAAGGCAGTCGGGAAAGGTTCAAATTGTCGTGAATCCAAAGGACACCGACACCCAGAAACGCTTTACGATTTTGCATGAGTTGGGGCACTATTTACTAGGCGACTGTGAGCCAGCGGCAGACCGATTCGCCGCCGGTGTACTCATGCCGGCATGTGTTTTAATGGGTGCAAATGCCCTCGATCCGGTCACAATCTCCACTCTTTGCGGGGTGTCAAAAGCTGCCGCAAAGCGTCGTTCCAAGCGGCTGTTTTGGCTTCTGGAGCATGATCAACTCATCAGACACCCTCTCGAACATGAATTATTCATGCAATTTCAAAACTTTATTTACAATAGAAGGTAGGTGAGAGAAAATCCGTTTAGAGCTTCAACACATGCTGTAAACGGATTTTTTATGGATAATATGGTAAATAGTGTAAAACGGTTCAAGATAACTTGAACCGACTTGAACCGCTGTTTTGCACGCAATTTCGGCGTTTTCTTGAAAAACGGTTCAAGTTCAAGATAACATTATTATTTATATATATATATATATTATATTATATATTACTATCTATTCTACAGTATAAAATAATATATATATATAAATATAAGGGGCATCTTGAACTTGAACCGAAACGCCGAAAAAGCCCGAAATTGCGTCATTTTCACCGGTTCAACATGACTTTTCATCTTGAACCATCTTGAACCGCTTTCACGCATTTGCGTGCTTTTTTCCACTTTGTATTTCCGAATTATTAACAGAAGGGAGTTTTTCGTATGAAACGAGCCGTTTTTTACGGCAGATACTCGAGCGACCGGCAAACCGAGCAATCGATCGAAGGGCAACGCCGCGTGTGTGCGGAATTCGCAAAAGCTGAGGGGATCCGCATCGTCGCTGAGTACATCGACCGTGCGACCTCTGGAACGTCCACCGACCACCGCGACCAGTTCCAGCAGATGATCTCCGACAGCAAAAACGGCTGCTGGGAGTACGTGCTTGTATACAAGCTTGACCGATTCGCCCGCAATCGCTATGACAGTGCCGTATACAAGCAAAAACTAAAACGCTGCGGAGTAAAAGTCCTGTCTGCCACCGAACGCATTACGGACAGCCCAGAGGGGATCCTGATCGAAGGGCTTCTGGAATCCATGGACGAGTACTTTTCCCGTGAACTTTCCCGCAAGTGCAAGCGGGGGATCCGTGAAACAATCATCAAGGGCAACACCTTCACCCGTGCCCCGTATGGATACCACAAGACCGAGAAGCGGCTTGCGGTGGACGAAGTCGAAGCGAACAACGTGCGGCAGATCTTCACGCAGTACGTTTCCGGAGCGACTTTGCAGAGCATCGCAGACAAGCTAAACGCCGCCGGACACAGAACGCGGCAGGGCAACCCGTTCAGACGCTACAGCGTCAGCGACATACTGCACAATCCCAAGTACACGGGCACATACTACGTCACGGATATAGCCGAACCGGAAACTTGCCCGCAGATCGTCCCACAAAGCCTCTATGACGCGGCACAGGAGCGTTTGAAGCACTCTGCACACAACGCCCGTATAAACCGCACGGGGCACGTGTTCGCCCTCACAGGGCTGCTACAGTGCGGCATATGCGGGCGAAAAGTCGTGGGTACGTCCGTACAGCGAAAATATTTTTACTACACGTGCATAGCGAAATCTTGTGAAACGCTGCCGCACGATCACAGCTTGACAGTCAGCAGCGAAAAGGTGGAGTCCGCCGTGATAGAAGCACTAGCAGATTACTTTACGCCGGAGCACGTGACGGATTTCGCTGAATGCCTATATCGCATGTATCTAGCCGAGGACAGCCCCAAGCCAGACCGTAGCAAGCAGATACAAGCACTTGAAAAACAGATTCAGGGTGCTGTGAATGCCCTCATAGCTTGCCCGCAGTCAGAAGCATTGCAGGCACGGCTGACAGACCTAGAGCAGCAAAAGCAGCAGTTGGAACAAGCACCCCCAGAACCGCCGAAACTCACACAGCAGGATTTTATAAAATTTTTCTGCTGGATCACAAAAGCCCTTGACCGTGCCGACGACCGCAAAAAATTTTTTAACGCTGTGATCCATAGCGTCACCCTGTACCGTGATCATGTGGTTATTGCCATAAACTTGACAAAAGACGACGTTGATCCACCGGAACGGGTGATTTTAGAAAAATCCTTTTCGGATACTGTCGTAAAGTCCTCTTTATATCCTTGTCCAAATTGTACCATCGTAAAACCTAACCCCTCAAGATTCTGCGACATCTGCACTGCACCCCACCTATCAAAAGCAATCTCTTTGATATGAAACTTCTGCCCCAGTTCATCTATGAAATTTTCAATAAAACCATAGTGAACAACGTTGCCTTCGGTAGTTTTCAGATAGCCTTGTCGCTCCCATATATCATATGGAACATGGTCACGTCTTACTCTGAGTGGCAGTGTTTCTTCCGGCAGCCAGAAGTAAGGCAGAACATAATAATGTTCATCATCTTCAGTAGGTGGAAAGACAAGTACAAAAGCTGTAATATCTGTTGTACTGGAAAGGTCAAGCCCACCGTAGCAGATACGACCTGCAAGCATCTCTTCATCAAAAGCGACCTTGCATTTGTCCCATTTTTCCATCGGCATCCAACGCACCGCCTGTTTTACCCACTGATTCAAACGCAGTTGTCGAAAAGCATTTTCTTCACCGGGAGTTTCCTTTGCAGAATTACACGCAGCCACCACCTTATCCATGCCGATGGTCTTATCCAGACTTGGATTTGCCTTTTTCCAAACCTTCGGGTCAGTCCAATCTTCCGATTCATCTGCACCATAAATAACCGGATAGAAAGTCGGATCATGCTTTCTGCCCTCCAGAATGTCCTTTGCCTTTTGGTGAACTTCATAGCAGATTGAATTTGTGTCAGTTCCGGCGGTGGTAATCAGGAAATATAAAGGCTGCATTCTGGCATCGCCGGAGCCTTTGGTCATAACATCAAAGAGCTTTCGGTTCGGCTGCGTATGAAGTTCATCAAACACAACCCCGTGAATGTTGAAACCATGTTTGCTATAGGCTTCAGCAGAAAGCACCTGATAGAAGCTGTTGGTCGGGATGTACACAATACGCTTTTGTGAGGTCAGGATCTTCACTCGTTTGGAAAGGGCAGGGCACATTCGCACCATGTCGGCAGCTACATCAAATACAATGGCAGCCTGTTGGCGGTCGGCAGCACAACCGTAAACTTCGGCACGTTCTTCACCGTCACCGCAAGTTAATAGTAGAGCAACGGCAGCAGCAAGCTCTGATTTGCCATTTTTCTTCGGAATCTCAATGTAAGCCGTGTTAAACTGTCGATAGCCGTTCGGTTTCAAGATTCCGAACAGGTCACGGATTATCTGTTCCTGCCAGTCCAGCAGTTCAAATTTCTTTCCCGCCCATGTGCCTTTGGTATGGCTAAGGCATTCGATAAAGGAAACAGCATAGTCTGCCGCCTTTTTATCATATTTTGAATCTTTCGCCATAAAGCGTGTTGGTTTAAATCTTGCCATTGTTCTCACCCCCCAACAAAAAAGACCTGCCAAAAAGCAAGTCTGTATCATTTATTTTTATGCCCCGGTGGGCTTTTTTTTAATCGAGATTCTATTCCCATTGTAACCATATTACCATACAAAAGCAAGGATAGCAAGCGGCTAAACAGACAGAAAAAACGTAGAAATTTCGCCGTTTTCTTGTGTAAGATACACCAATAGAAATTTTTCCGGTACGACCGCCAGAGCCTTTCGGCTCCGGCTTGTGGGATTCGGTTTTGAAAAAATCAGTTGTACTGTTTCAGCAGGATCGCCAGTGCAGTTTCGGTTTCCTCATCCTCCGGCGGAATATCCATGCCCCGGTCGAAATTGAACACCGTTTTGCCATTCCGCCGCAGGGAGATTTTCGAAGCTCTGCCTTCCTCATATCCAAAAGTGGAAGGCTCCTCGTAGTGTTTCACCCAGTAGTGAAATACGCTTGCTCCAACCCGAATCGTTCCTTCTGTCCACATTGTTTTTTCCTCCAGTTTTCGTTGTTTTTGCCTCTTGGCATGATGTATATTACCATAACCGCCGAGAGAAGTCAACGAAATTTCCGGCATATTCTGCACAAAGATGAAAGCAGAAAATTGTGTATGATACCAACCAAAAAAGCAAGCCCCACGTTGCCCTGTGTGAGGCATTTGCGGAAAAGGAAAAACCACTCGGAGGAAACGAAACTACGCCGGACAGGGCAACACAGTGGCTGTACGAGCCGCAGCCCCTTTCGGGGCTTTGGTCTTGGGTTGTGGTTTTTGGATTACCGTCCGGTCTGGCACTCCCATTCGAATTCGCAGGCGTTTTCGTACTCCTCATCGAAAAGGGCATCGTCATCGATTTCCT